GATCTGGCGGATTTCGATCTTCCGCACCCGGCCGAAGAGGGGGCACTTCTGCTGGTGCTTGAGGAGGGCCCGGTCGATCACCCGCTCGACCCACGGCTCCAGGGGTTCCGTCACCTCGTTCGGCGTCATATTCCAGACTCCTCCGCGACTTCGGCCGTGTGGATTCGAAGCGTCAGGCCGTCCGGGTCCGAGGGGCGGAAGTGCTTCTCGTTCCCCGCCCCCATGACCTCGTACACGTGCACCTTCCCGCCCCGCGTCTCCCTGATCCTGTCCCCCGGTGCTGGTAGGACAATCGTGCCTCCCAGCACCAGGTCCTGTGCCCGCACAAGGAAGTCCCGCCTCTCGACCTGCGTCACCACGCCCTGGGCGCTGGCGACCTCGAAGACCGTCCTGCCGATCGTCGCCTGAATCGTCACCGACTGGGCGCCGCGCTGGTACACGACCGGCCGCGTCATGTGCCGGTGCCGCATGCCTTCGAGCCACGCGGCGCCCTGGCCCAGGAGATCGGTCATGGCGCTTACACCGTCGAGAGGGCCGCGCCGTCGTTGGACACGACCGACCAGCGATTGTTGGTGCCGTTGACCTTGCCGACGAGCAGGACCGCGTCGCCGGCGTCATTCAGCGTGATCGTGTTGTTGCCCGTCTGGTTCACGGTCGTGGCGCAGGTGATGACCGCGTCGCCGCCGTCGGTCTTCATGCTGATGAGGAGTTGCTGGCCGGCGAAGCTCGGGGCGGCCAGGGTCCGCGTCTGGGCAGCGGTCGTCACGATGTCGACATGGCCGCTGGCGGTCACCGGGATGGCGCCGGCGTTACCGGGGTCGGCGATGTTGGCGCTCAGGGGGTTCGTCGCGACGGTGATGCCGTCGAGCCGGACGCGAACGGTCGTGTCGGCGTCGGCGGCCGCAAGGACCGTGCGGCCGAGCTGCTTGTTGCCCGTGGAGGTGGCCGTCGCGACCTTGTTCGTCGCGTCCCAGTAGACGACGGTTCCGGCGGTGATGCCGGAGCCGCCCGCCGTTGACTTCGGGAAGTCGAAGACGCCTTCCACGGCGAGGCCGCCGGCCGTGTTGGCCGGGATGGGCCGCGGCGCCACGCCCACCAGGTCCCCCTGGACCACCACGTCGCCCGCGGCCACGTCGGTACCGGGCGTGTAGTCCACCGCATCGCCTTCCTGCACGAAGATTGCCGTTGCCATGTTCCTTGTCTCCTTGTGCCCGCCTGCAGGCGGGCGTCAGCTACCCTGTTGTTCACTCCGCATTCCGCGCTCCGCACTCCGCACTGGCTTACGCCTCGCCCTTGCTCTTGCAGCCGCCCCTCGGGTCCTGCAGCGAGCAGCCGAAGTCATGATAGCCACGCATCTCGATACCTAGCACGCTAAAATCAGCCTCGGCCGTCTCGATGGTCGGCGACTCCTGGCCGTTGAGGAACGCGACCTCGATCACGGGAAGGTCGGCCGGGTCCGCGAGCAGGTACCACGCCTTGGCGCTGGCGCCGGTGTACTTCGTGTTCGCCAGGTATCGGCTGACTTCGGCGCGGAACTTGCCCTGGTGGGGGTTACCGATGGGGTACTTCGTGCTGGCGGTCGTGTCGCGGATCTCCAGCGACTTGAAGAGCTGCGTCCCCATCGCCGAGAGGGCCGTCGGGACGAGCAGGATCGACGGCATGATGCCGATGGGCTTCCCGTCGGAGTCCACCTGGTCGAGGAACGAGACCTCGGCCTTCGTCAGGCCGTCGATGGTGAGGACCGTGTCGGCCCCGGCGAGGTAGTTCTTGTTGGCGACCTTGAAGAAGTCGCTGTTCGCCAGGAAGATGGTCCAGAAGACGTCGTTGATCTTGAGGCCGCTCCCGCGCCCGAGCTTCCGCGGCACGAGGGTGATGGCCCCCAGGTCGTCGTTGATCATGTCGCGGCGGTCGATACCGAGCAGGAGGCCGAACGTGTCGGCCTTGTTCGTGTACTGCTCCTGGCCGAGGGTGCCGTGCTTCAGCTCGCCGCCCGGCGCCACAGGCTGGTACTGGTCGGTGCCGATGAGGCGGTAGCTGGTGACCGTCTTGAAATCGCCGACGTTCCGGACGGCGCAGATGTTCCGCCACGTCCGCTCGACGGAGAAGAAGCCCTCGAGCAGGAACTTGTTGGCGACGTTCGAGAGGATGCCGCCGATGTCGATGGTCGAGAGGCCGGCGGCGATGTCCTTCCCGAACGCGGCGCGAAGGACCGCGCGGCTGTCGCGGAAGCTCCGGCCCGTGAAGCCGTTGGCCCAGGCGGCTTCGAGGAGCAGCTCCTGCAGTCCGATACCCCCGCGGAACCGGCGGCTGGCCGCGTCGAGGGTCTTCTCCTCGTACATCTTCTCCACGCTGCCGAGGCCGGCCGACAGGAAACAGGCCGCCTCGAGGACCGTGCCGCTCGTCGACTGGTCGACGACGTGGGCCGCCGGCGCCTTCGGGCGGCTCGCGCGAAGGACCTCAAGCTCGGTCCGCGTCTCGTCCCAACCCTCCTTGATCGCCTTGGCGGCGATCTCGGCATGATCGTCGCCGCAGACCTTCTCGACGGCGGCGATCCGAGTCTTCTCGGCCGCGACCTTCGTCCGCATGTCGGCCACAGGATCGGCGGCCACCACGACGGCGCCCGCCTGGGGCACAGTCGCCTCCGGCGTCTGCGCCTTCACCTCGGGAGCCGCCGGGGGCGTCTCCGTGCCCGTCTTCGTCTCCACGACTTCCGTCTTCTCGGTCGTCTCCATTGCCACGTTCTCCTTGGCGGCGCCTGCCGCGATGCTGGCGCGGGTCTGATCGTCCGCGCCGCTCCCTACGAAGCTCACCTCCGAGAGGACCGCCCGCCGCGCGACGTTCACGGGCCCGGCGACCTCGCGGCCATTGACTTTCACCGTCTTTCCTTCGCCGACGAACTCGGCGTCGACCACCGTGGCGCCGATGCTGGCCTGCCACGGGTAGCCGTTGTCGGCGTCCGCCACGACCTCTTTGGCGGCAACGCTCGTCGAGGAGATAACGCCCGACACCCGAAGCGCCCCGTTCTCAACCTGGAGACCCTCGATGTGGCCCACGCGGGCCGAGCGGTCATGGTCCAGGTACACCTTCGCGCCGCCACGAACCGTGAGGCCGTTGAGGTCCACCACCACCGGGAACCGCCAGCCGCCGACCGCCATCGGGGCGCCGGAGTAGGCGTCCATGTGGAACCGGCGGGGGCGCTGGCCCTGGCCGTCGGCACCACTGGCGGCCTCCAGATTCAGCGGCGCCATCAGGCGCAGTTCACGCGGCTGCACGTTGGTTTCCACTGTCGGGTTCCTCTTGGGTGTCCTGTGTGTCGGGTTGCGGCTTCGGCGCGGCCTGGGTCATGTCGAGGCCCAGTTCCTTCGCAAGCTTCACTTCCTTCGCCCGTTGCCGGAGCTCCGTCTCCCAGTCCTTGCCCTGGCGGGCATATTCCGCCGCCAGCGTGGTCGTATGGCTCGCCAGGCGCGTCGCCTGGGCCGTGGCCTCTTTGGCCGGGTCCACGTGCTCGTGCCCATCCCAGAACCACTGGTGCCCTGCCCCGCTTTGCTGCGCCACGGCGAGCGAGGTACCCAGCCCGGCCAGTTCCGGATAGACCCTTACCGCCTCGGTCATCCAAGCATCGAAGACGCGATCAAGGACCACGATCTCAAGATGGGCCTGGTCCACACGGATGGACTTGAAGTAGGTCTGGTGATCGAGGCGGCCGGAGGCGTAGTTGTAGCCCGAGGAATTACACGCGGCGACGTTGTACGGCATGTTCAGGCACCGGGCGATCTCGTTCAAGATCTCGCCCTTGAATTCCCGGTAAGTCGTGGCCGGCTGCTCAGCCCGGATCTGGAAGGGCTCCCACCCCTCCGGGCCAAAGACGGCCATGTTCGGCTCGAACTCCATCGTGGCCATCGGCTCGACCTCGGCCGCCTCGCCCCCTGCCGGGGCGTTGGTCTTCATGAAGATCGCGACGTTGGCGGCCGATTCGGCCGCGGCGATCACGGCCAGCGTGTAGCGGCGTAGTTGGGCAAAGAGCGGCAGCGCGGGGAGGATGTCGGGCAGGCCGCGCGACTGGCCGGGCCGGTCCGCGCGGAACCAGTGGACCATCGACTTCGCCGGCACCTTGTCAAACTCCATGCCCAAGGACACCCGGGCGCCCGGGTGGGTCTTCAGGACGTGGTACTCCACAGGGTTCCCGTAGGCATCGAAGACGATGCCATCGGTCCAGTTCGGATCGGCCGGGTTCATGAGGGGCGAAGCGACCTGGTCGGCCTCCAGCAGACGCAGGTCGAGTTGGACCGGGTGGGGAAGGTTCTCGTTGGTATGGAGCACGGCGAACGCCTCGCCGTCCTGGGCCCGGGCCATCCGCATGGTGCGGAGCTTGCCGGAGAGGTCGACCGCCTTGGCCCACGCGGCGAATTCCTTCTCAATGATGCCGTTGGCCCCAACGTTCTCCTCATCCCCCAGGAGCATCTGGAGCCGCGGCCCGGTGCCGATCACGTCGTTGGCCAGCGTCAGGACGATCCCGCGGGCGTAGGAGTTGTTGGCGACCTCGTACCGGGCACGGTTGCGCAGAATCCGCCGCACCATCGGGTTGGCAGCGGTATCGGCCGCCAGGTGATCGGCGTTGGCCCAGTGGCGGCGGTTGTCGGGCGTGGTCTGCGCGGAGTCGAACTTCGCGCGGATGAACCGCACCGCCGACCGCACCCGTTTTGACCAAGGCCACCAGCCCATTGTCACACCGTCCCCGGCGGGATGATCTTCACCCGCGTAAGGCCCAGCCCCTTCTTGCCCATCGCCTTCTTCGAAGCCAGGTACTTGTCCGCGGCGATCTGATCGGGCAGCGGATGCTGCTTGACGCCACCCGAATCTCCGTGGGCCTCGGCCGGCCCACCGGCGCTTTCACGAATCGAGTCTTCGAGATCGTCGGCCACGTCGGCCTCCGCTTCTGTGCTGGTAGCAGGCGCCGGAATCGAACCGGCATTCGTGCGGGTATGAGCCGCATCGAGGCACCACGCCTCGCCGCCTGCGGACCCGACCGGGCGAACCGAAAAGAAAAGGCCACGCAGAGGATGCAGGCCCCTGCATGGCCTTGGTTCTTTCGGTCGCAACGCGTCGGTGATCAGCCGCCGCATCGTCGCCCGGTCAGTTGTCACCTACTATTCTCCCATGCCACGGCACCTCGTCAAAGCCAAACAGGTCGTCTGGAAGGGGTTTCTCAGGGGCGGTTTCCATATATGGAAAGAATCTGTATCATCACCCCACCGCGCGTTCGCACGTGGTCATCCGCTGACCGCAGTGGCGGCAGCGCCGGTAGCGGACGATCATCCGATTGACCTTCCGCGTATGGTCTACGAGGAAGTGCCGGCACCCGCACTTGCGGCATTCCAGGCCGCGCCCAGTCCCGGCGGCCGCAGCGTCTTGCACCGACTCGGGTGGAAGCGAACCGTCTCGGACCAGGTTCACAGGTGGTGCCTGTGGCAGTGCCGACATATCATCTCGCGTCGCGGTTTTCGGTTTCCCCATGCTACCTCCTCCGGAAGTCTTCTTGCGTATACCGCTTCCGCTGCCGCGCCGGCCGGACATCCTCGCCCGCCACCTTCACGCCGCACATGCTGGCTGCTGCGGCGCAGCCCACCAGGCAATCGAACCAGTGGTTGTCCGGCCGCGTCGGCATGGACGACCATTCCCGCACCGTCCCGCCCGGGCCCGTCACGTCCACCCACTTCTCCGACCGGGCCACGTGCTCAGCAAAAAGCTCGTGCGGGCGGGCTTCTTTGCCGAACAGACTGATACAGCCCCGGTCGCCAGCAGCCGTCGCCAGCCCCTCATGCACGAACCGCTTCCAGTAATTCACGTCCACGAAGACGTGCGGAAACTCACCCGTCTTCCGCACGTTCGGGATATACCAGTAGTGCCCATGGACGTCGCCGGGCTTGCGGGCATAGGCCGCCAGGGGCTTGCGGCTGGCCCGGATGCCCACGCCCTTCGAGAGCATCACGGCCGAACCGCCAACCCTGCGCTTCACGTCCGCGACGATGCCGGGCTTGTACCCCATGTCCACGAGCACCCGGTCGAGCTTCATCAGACTCCCGCCGCGCGACCATTCCTTCGCCAGGTACGCCGAGACGAGTTGCTCGAGGCCCGCCTGGATCGCCCCATCGACGCCGGCGCCGGGGAAGGCGCGCCCCAGCGTCCGCTGGGCGTCGGCCAGCGTAAACGCGGAGCGACGCTGGTCCGGAAAGGTGCCGTAGTCGAGGATGTACCCCGTGAACGTCTCCTCCCAGGCGCACACGCAGTAGAAGAGCAGCCGGTCGTGGACGTCGATGAACATGGTGAGCTTCGTGGCCGCCAGGGGCACCTCGCCGCGCCGGTAGCCGCTGGTCTTCTCCATCACCTGGTCGACCGTCAGGACCGCGGTGCTCATCTGGGGCACAGCCGGCTCGTTCTGGTACTCGGCAGCGAATGCCTCCAGCCCAACCTTCAGGCGCAGGTTCATTGCGTTCTGGATGGCGGAAATCTCACCGGACTTCGTGTCGATCCGGGCCGGCCATCCGATCCTGGCCCCCTCGTCCATCTTCGACTGACGCTCCCGGTAGAACTCCGTGGAGGCGGCCTTGCCCTGCGTGCGCCGAATCTCCGTGTACTCCTCCCAAAGCTTCTCGTTGACAGGGAAGGCGTAGACGAGGCGCGTGCATTCCGAGTCCCATTCCGGCGACTTCTCCCGGTCGAGGATCGTGTCCGCCAGATCCCCCTCGTACATCTTCGTGCAGGTGATCAGGGCCGAGAGCTGCTCGCCCGGACCGGCCATGCCCAGGACGTCGCCGTTGAGGAGTTCCAGGCGCTTCCGGGTCTGCTCGACGGACCGGGCCGCCTCACGGGTCTGGGGATCGTCCAGGAGCACCAGCGACGGCCGGATGATTGAGCCGTCGGCCCGGGTGTGCTGTTGGCCGCGGATGTTCGCGTCCAGGCTGGTCGTCGTGATGATGGAGCCACACGACGGGCTGGCCTCGAGCCCTTCCTCCCGCAGCGCCGCCGGCAGTTCCTCTCCCTCGATAGTCGGAAAGACCAGCTTCTCCTGGCCCCAGTGGACGTGCGTGAGTCGGCCCCCGCAATGCTGCTGAAGTTGGCGCTTCGAGGAGTTTTCCAGGGAGCGTAACGGGTAGACGGCCTCCGGGAAGTCCCCCAAGAGGAGCGGGTTCTCGAGGGCATGCTTCTTGATCGGCAGAAGCAGTTCCTTCGCCCGATCGTCGGCCGCTCCAATGAGGCAGACGAACGGGCGGTACCCGTAGAGCACCGCCCAGAGGGCCGCCACCCGCGCGAGGGTCGTCTTGCCGCTCCCCCGCGGCATGGCGAAGGCGAACAGGCCCCCTTCCCGGACAGCCTTCTCGATCTTAACGATGACCCTCAGGTGGTCGTCGGACCACGCGCGGTGGAACGCCACCGGGAAGTACGTCTCGCAGAACTGCTGGAACGACTCGCCGCAGGCCTTCCTGCGGGGATGGTCCTCAACCTGGGGGATGGGCCCGATGTCCTGGCTGGCCTTGGTGGCCGCCCGGTTCCGGTCGGCCTGGAGCTTGCGGGCTTCCGCATACTCAAGGGGCTTGGACCGGGGCCGGTGGGCCTCCTGGGCGAGCCAGCGGACGTACCGCACGAAGTGGATGTGCGTGCCGTCGCCGAACCGCAGCGCCGCCGCGTCCATCTGCCGGCGCAGACGCGAGCGCGTAAAGACCGTCCCCAGCGGCGTGGAGTTCACGAGCTGGAGAAGCTCCGTCTGCGAGAGGTTCGTCAGGTCAATCGCCATCCGCGATCTTTCCGTTCAGCCACGCGGCGTAGTGCACGAGGTTCAGGGTCCCGTCCGCGTTCGTCGGGGCGCCGGCCGCGATGTCCTCGCGGACGGTCTCCACCGAGAGGCCCAGCGCCCGGGCCGCGTCCTGGACGGGCAAGGCCGCCGGGCTCACACGTTCGGTCGAAGGCAGGTTTGAATCGGCCACTTCAGGATCTCCGGAATTATGCTTCGTCTTCCATAATTCGCCTTGCTTCAGGGCCAAAAGCATGCCCTGATGTCCATGAGAAGGCGACATGCAAAAGGAGGATGACCATGATTACCACGAAGCAAGCCGAGCAGTTGTTGCCGACCGTGCGAGCAGCCGTTGCCGCCCTGCACGAGGTGTGGGCGAAGTGCCGGGAGGTGGAGCGGGCCCTCGGCCGCGACCTCGACGGCCTCGAAGGCATCATCCAGGACATGGCGGCCGGCGTCGACGACGCCGAGTCGATGGACGTGGATTACGTCCGCGACGCCCTGAACGCCCAACTCGACGACGAGGTGGCCGAGGCCGACGCCTGCCCCGGCTGCGGCGAACGCAGCGTGGACAAGCTCGTGTGGCAGGACGACGACCAGGTGCGGTGCGCGACCTGCGGCAAGACGTACCGGCCGCACCGGTAGAAGGGCCCGGCGACGGGCCGCGCGAGCGGCCCCC